GGCAAGCGCGGCCTACTTCGGCGGCACAGTGCCTAAGGGCCTCAAAGGCGGCTTGCGTGACGGCGACGCGGAGAAGGATGACCCAGCATACGAAGGTGCATTCTTCATCAACGCCAACACGGTGCAAAAGCCCGGCGTTGTGGACGCTGAGTTGAACCCTATCATTGACCCAGAAGAGTTCTATTCTGGTTGCTACGGCCGAGTGTCATTGACATTCTACGCGTACAACCAACAGGGCTCCAAGGGCATTGCCTGCGGTTTGGGCAACTTGCAAAAGCTGGAAGACGGTGAGCGTTTGGGTGGCGGTTCTTCTGCCGCTTCTGACTTCGCGGTCTAAGTAGGATAGGGGTTGTAGCTTATAAGCTACAACCCATTTTGTTTAATATACTGAACATTTATCATGATCAAACTTGAATTCTCTGTTGACGAAGTCAACCACATTCTGAATTTGTTGGGCAAGCTCCCCTTCGCTGACGTGAACATGACCATCATGGCCATCGTTGACCAAGGCCGCCCACAAGCAGAGGCTTTGGAAGCCGCAAAAGCCTCTGAAGAAGAAACAGCACAGTAAACTAAAACTGCTGTACCCGCGCCCATGCTCACGTGTGGGCTTTTTTGTCTCTAAAATTTATCACCATAAAATGAATCAATATCAACAGTACATCCACAAAAGCCGCTACGCAAAATTTCTTCCAGAACACAATCGACGTGAGGACTGGAACGAAACTGTAGCCCGCTATGTGGACTATGTTTTCAACAAGACACCCAAGCTTGATTCTTCAATGAAGCAAGACATCTTTAACGCCATCTCTGGCCATCACATCATGCCGTCAATGCGCGCCATGATGACCTCTGGAAAAGCCGCCGACCGTGACAACACCTGTGTATACAACTGCTCTTACCTCCCCGTTGACGACGTCAAGTCGTTTGACGAAGCTATGTTCATCCTGCTCTGTGGTACGGGTGTCGGCTTCTCTGTGGAATCTAAGTACACCAACAAACTGCCGGAAGTGCCAGAGCGTCTGTTCGACTCCGACCACGTCATCAACGTGCACGACAGCAAAGAGGGCTGGGCCAAGTCTTACCGCCTGTTGTTAGCCAACCTGTACGCCGGCGAGATCCCAAAATGGGACGTGAGCAAGGTGCGCGCCGCAGGCACGCCCCTGAAGACCTTTGGTGGCCGCGCATCCGGTCCAGAGCCATTGGTTGACCTGTTCCACTTCACAATCAAAATCTTCAAGGCCGCACAGGGCCGCAAGCTGAACACGCTTGAGTGCCACGACCTGATGTGCAAGATCGGCGAGGTTGTTGTGGTGGGTGGCGTGCGCCGCTCTGCCATGATCTCTTTGTCCGACCTGAACGACGAGCGCATTCGCCACGCCAAGTCAGGTAACTGGTGGGAAACTGCCGGCCACCGAGCACTGGCCAACAACAGCGCCGTGTACGACGTCAAGCCAACGGTTGGCACTTTCTTGGAAGAGTGGACGTCACTATACAACAGCCACTCTGGTGAGCGCGGTATTTTCAACCGTGAGGCCGCCAAGGCCGCCGTGGCCAAGTACGGCAAGCGTGACCCCAACTACGAGTTCGGCACAAACCCCTGCAGTGAGATCATCTTGCGCCCCTACCAGTTCTGTAACCTGACAGAGGTCATGGTGCGCCCTGAGGACACACTGGAGAGCCTGAAGCAGAAGGTGCGCATGGCGGCCATTTTGGGCACCATCCAAGCCACGTTCACGCACTTCCCTTACCTGCGCAAGGTCTGGCAACGCAACACCGAGGAAGAGCGTTTGTTGGGCGTGTCATTGACCGGCATCTACGACCACAAGGTTACGAGCGACGTAAACGGCGCCGCGCTGTGGTTGCCCCAGTTGCGTTTGGTTGCGGAAGAGGCCAACGCTGAGTTCGCCGACCTGCTTGGTATCCCACGCTCAACAGCCATCACGGCCGTTAAGCCTAGCGGTACTGTGAGCCAGTTGACAGACACAGCAAGCGGCATCCACCCACGCCACTCGCCCTACTACATCCGCCGCGTGCGCGGTGACATGAAGGACCCACTGTCCCAGTTCTTGGTCTCCCAAGGCATCCCCAACGAGCCCTGCGTGATGAAGCCCAACAACACAATCGTGTTCAGCTTCCCACAGAAGGCGCCAGAGGGTTTGACCACACGCGACGACATTGACGCGATCAAGCACTTGGGCCTGTGGTTGGCGTATCAACGCCACTGGTGTGAGCACAAACCCTCTGTGACCATCTCGGTCAAAGAGAGTGAGTGGCCAAAGGTCGGTGCGTTTGTCTGGGACCACTTTGACGAAATGTCTGGTGTGTCGTTCTTGCCCCACGACGGCGGTACGTACAGACAGGCACCCTACGAAGAGTGCACCAAGGAAGACTACGACCGACTGTTGGCGCAAATGCCAACAATCAACTGGGCCGCGTTCACAGAGAACAAGGACAACGTTGAAGGTGCTCAGACCTTGGCTTGCACAGCCGGTGGTTGCGAGATATAATTGAATTGGGGCGGTACCTCTGGGAGTTCTCGGGGGAGCGCATACCGCCCCACCTTATACTTAAAAACGATGACTGAATACTTAAAAACCACGACTGTATACACAAAGGACGACTGTCCTGCGTGCCTCATAGTCAAAAACCGACTGCATAGTCAGGGTGTTGAGTTTAAGGAAGTAAAAATTGGTCGGGACATCACTGTCGACGCGTTCAAGGAACAATTTCCCAACGTGCGCATGGTGCCCTATGTTGTTAAATCGGGAGAATGAAATGAAAGACAAATTGTTAGAAATTTGTGAAAGCATTCTGGGTGCTTTTAGTTTGTTGGTGGGCTTTCTGTTTGCCTGCTACTTGGTGTTCATAGGCGTGGGCCTGTGGGGTCACCTGCACATGTACGCACTGAGCGCATACAAATGAGCGAGCCAGACGTAGTTAACAGGCCGCCTCACTACACTGACCACCCGTCAGGTATTGAGTGCATCCAAGTTACTGAGCACATGGGCTTTAACTTGGGTAACGCAATCAAATACATCTGGCGATGTGACCTGAAGAAAGACGCCATTGAGGACCTGAAGAAAGCCAAATGGTACATTGAACGCGAGATCCAGAAACGTGAAAGGAAGGCGCGCCATGAGTGACGGCGGCAAGGGTGACAAGCAACGCCCAACGGACCAGAAAAAGTTTTCGGAAAATTACGACAAGATTTTTGGTAAAAAGAAACCAGAACCAAAACCTGTGGTATAGTTTCGGTGTGTTTCATGGTGAGTCCTTGGTTGGACTTTTAAGCAGGGGAGGCAACTCTCCTGCTCTTTTTTAAACGCAGATTCGTCTGCATGCCTTAGGAGCAGTTATGTCAGTTCTTTCAATCGACTTCGAAACGCGTAGCACGGTCGATCTCAAGGTCCACGGCCTTGACGTGTACGCCTCATCCCCCACAACAGAAATCATTTGCCTCGCCGCAGGATTTACCACAGACGACGTGCAGGTCTGGACGCCGGACCAAGTACCCCAGTGGGTATTAGACCATGCGGCGAATGGAGGCTTAATCGCCGCATGGAATGCGTCGTTTGAGCACCACATCTGGAACCGCGTAGGCACCCGCTTTGGGTGGCCTGCGCTCCAGTGGGAGCAACTCATTGACTCCATGGCCATCGCGGCGGCCAACAACATCCCCCAAGACTTGGACACGGCCGGTGAGGTCATGTCATCTGACTTCCAAAAAGACAAGCGCGGCAAGAAGCTCATTCAGCTTTTGAGCAAGCCCAAGCGCGACGGCACGTTCAACGAGGACCCAGAACTCACGGCCGAGATGCTTGAGTACTGTAAGCGCGACGTGCAGACAGAGATCTCCATCGTGGCCAAACTGCGCCCACTGTCTGGCGCCGAGCACAACGTGTGGGTGGCCACACAGAAGATCAACCAACGCGGTGTTCCAGTGGACCCCGTTGAATTGGCCAACATCATGAACGTGGTGACCAACGAGATGGCCCACATCAACGAAGAGATCACGCGCCTGACAGGCGGCATTGAGGTGTCCAAGCGTGAGCAACTGCTCAACTGGTTTAGGGCCAGAGGCGTGCCACTGACTGACATGCAGGCCGAAACAATTGAGACCGAGGCCAAGAAGACGCACGCCAACCCAGACGTTGACAAGGTGCTCAAGTTACGCTCTGAGGGATCCAAAACGTCTGTCACCAAGTTCAGCAAGATGGCCGACGTTCAGGTGGATGGTCGCATTCGTAACGGTCTGGTGTACCACGGCGCCTCCACGGGCCGTTGGGCCAGTCGGGGTATCAACCTGCAGAACATCGCGCGACCCGCGCTGTGGATGAAGGATCAAGACATCACAGACGCGGTGCAGATCGGTCTGGAGTACGGCGGCTACTTGGCCATGAAGGAGCGCTTTGGTGACCGCGTGATGGACGCGTGCTCGTCGATTGTGCGCAACGCCATCAAGGCACCAGAGGGTTACACCTTTGTGGACGCTGACCTGTCGTCGATCGAGAACAGGGTGGCGTCTTGGATCGCGGGCCAGAATGACAAGGTGGAGTTGTTCCGCCAAGGTCTGGACGAGTACAAGACGTTCGCGTCAACAAGCCTGTACAAGGTGCCGTACGAAGAGGTGACCAAGGACATGCGTCAGGTCAGCAAGTCCGCTGTGCTCGGTTGCATGTTTGGACAGGGCGCAAAGGGCCTTGTGGCTTACGCTGAAGGGATGGGGGTTATGTTGGACCTCGGACAGGCGGAGAACGCTGTGAACGCGTACAGGCTGTCTTATGCCAAGGTGAAGAACTGTTGGTACCTGATGGGCCAAGCGGCCATCGACGCCATACAGGAACAGGGACGGGCTTTTAAGGCCGGTAAGGTGACGTTTAAGGTTGCTAAAGGGGCGCTGTGGATGCAACTGCCAAGTGGCCGCTTAATTTGTTGGCAGGCACCCGAGGTCGTTCAGGAGCATACCCCATGGGGTAAGTTGGCTGACGTGGTGTACGTCACCAGTCAGAACACCTTTACCCGCAAGTGGGGGCGCAACAAGCTGATCGGCTCTAGCATCTTCCAGTCCTCCGTTCAAGGAACCGCACGCGATTTTCTTGCCGAGGCTACGCTTGAACTGGAGGGTAAAGGCGTGTCGGTGATCAACCTGATCCATGATGAAATTCTTTCGTTATGCCGTGTTGAAGACGCGAAACAAACTGAAGAATTGGTGATGCAGTCATTGACCACACCACCAAGTTGGGCGGGAGATTTCCCGCTTGCGGCAGAGTCTTGGATCGACACACGCTACCGCAAATAAGGGCGAGAAGGGGGCGGTTTGGTAGCCGCTCTTCTCCTCCACGCTTACAAGTGTGTCAAACCACCTTTGGCGTAGTTCACGCCGTATCTGGTTTTTAGTCGTGGGTCTTTCCACGATGTTTTCTCTACGTCACGAGCCAACACCAGTGGGCCGGCCTGAATCTTCTCAGCCGCGCTGAACACGGGTTGCATGTCGGCCTTGTCGTAGAACTGTGACCCGCGGTATGGGTTCATGCCAATCTGGCGCCATGTGGGGTCTTTCAAGGCCTCTGCAAGCATCCTGCGGACTTCCTCGTCCTTGGTTGTTTGCTGGTTGCCCACCATCATAGCGAAGGGGCCCTTATCGGCGCCCTCTTCCGCGGCCAAGGGTGTCAACCCTTGCGGTCTAGTCCCAAGCCCCACGCGAATGGCTTTATTCGGATCAGACTTAAACTCCACGTCTTTTAAATGGCCCGTGTGGCCGTAGCCAATTGGCTTGCCCGCTGGGTCGTGCATGGTGTCCACATAGATGCCATAACGCTCGTATGCAGGGATGTCAAGGCGGTTGCCCACGCGCATACCCTCAGGCACTTGCAGGTTTAAACCCAGAATACCCCTGTCAGCTTTGTTCTTGTCCAGTGCAGACACAATGTCGATATTGGAGTGCGCGGCAGGCACCTCAGTCAACGGGCGAATTGGCCTGCGCTCATTCATGATGCGCAGGTAGTCAGCCTGTGAGATCTTGCCTGTCATGTACGCTTCAAGCGCTTGGGCCAGTTGGGGGTCCTGCTGTTGCTTGTAAGGCTTTGCGTTCAGCTTGCGCCACGCGTCAACCTTTTCAGGCGTCAGCTTGAGCATGTCATACGCTGATTCAGCCAGACGCGTCAAACCACCCACCTTGCCGCCTTCAGCAAACCCGCTGGCTTGCAGATCTTTGATCCACTGCTCAGAGATCAACTGACGAGGGTAGACGCGCTCTGAGGCGCCTTCAGGCGTGTAGCCCAAGGTGTGCTCATAGTAGCCGGGTTGTTTCAGCGCGCCAGACTTCTTAGGCATGGTGTTGCCTGTGTCTTCACGCCATTTGCGCTGGAAGTCCATCAAGGACAACTCGGAGGGCACAGGCTTATACGTCACACCCAAGTCTTCGCCATGCAACTGCCAAGGGTATGCCTTGTTCAGGTCGGGGCGTGGAATGGGTTCTACTTCACCAGTCAGCTTGAATGCGCGTGGGCCCATGGCAAAAGTTGGCGCCTCATTTGTCAAAGGATCGCGCATCTTGTCCAACACGCCCTGATAGTCAAAGATCTGCGCTTTTGTTTTACCCAAACCTTCTTTACCAAACGCGTGGTTTGCAATCGCTTTGCGAATGTCAAACGTGTCGCCGTACCTTTTAACAGCGTTCTTATCCAGAATATCAAAACCGGAGATAGGTTCAAACTTCGGGTTTTTAAGTCCCGCGCTCAAGCCACCGGTCTGCATGTACTGGTTGATCTCGGCAATCTTTTCAGGTGTTAGTTTGTGCGTGTTTTTGTAGAACTCTTTTAGCAAGTTCTCATACACCAACTGGTTAGACTGGTGCATGTTCTCTGAGCCAAGGAGCGGTGCAAAAATCTGGCGATCTGCGCCGCCGTAGCGAGGGTCGGTTGCCAAGTTGGCGATGCTTGTCGCTGTGGCTTGTTGGCCAGAGCCCCATGGGCGTCGGCCGTACTCAGGGCGCACCAAAGAGTTGGCGCTGTAGCTAGGACCACCAACGCCGCCCATGCGGTCCGCTTGGGTTGGCACGAAGTAGCTGTTCAAATAGTTTTGTGCCCAGTCAGACAGCTTGTCTACTTGCTTGCCGCCTAACTTCCATGCGGCTTTTGCCGCACCTACTTTGCCGCCACCGTCAAAGTGTTCAACGGCGGACAGGCCGCCGACCGGCTTTTTTACTGCACCACCTTTTTTATACTTGGGCGCCTCGCCCTCTGGTTGCAGTACTGACTTGGTTTGATCTTCTGTTTTGAAAATATCGTACAGCTTTTGTGCCCCTGCACCCAGCGCGCTTGTGAGGGCGCCTGCGGCTTTGATTTTGGGGTTTGATGCAAAGGTCGCACCGGCACCCGCGGCGCTAACACCGGCCAGACCCGCACCTGCGTAGTCACCCTGTGCGGCACGTTGTGCCATGTCGTTAGCTTGCGCGGTGACCATGCCGCCGGCGATTGTGTTGGCCGCGCGACCCGGACGAGAGCCAAAGTTAATTGGTTTGGGTTGTGTCACAGGCAAGCCGCCAGTTGGGGCTGGCGCAGGCATTGGAGGAGGCAATACTTTACTGCCTTGGCCTGCGGTGTTAGGCAGGGCAATCAATGAGTCAGGTGTTGCAGGCGCCATGTTGGGGTACATAGCCTGCGCCTTGAGCAAACGCGCGCGCATCGCTGGCTCCATTTGACCCATGGCGGCCTGACTAGGCTGGTTGGCCAAACTCTGGGCCAACATTTGTTCATGTTGGTTGACGTTCCAGTTGTCCTTGCCCGTACCAAACATCGGGGGTTTGTTTGACGCACTGGCGGTTGCGGCGGCTTGGTCTTGAGCCAACTTTAATTTGTCTGCCGCAATCTGAATGCGCATTTGGTCCATGCGCTTTTTGCTTGTTGGTTTGTCTGGGCCAAACGCAAAACCTGCGGCGG